GCGCAACTGTAACTAGTTTCTTGGCCACGGTATTTCTGTATTTGAAAACTGAGTATAATAAATCGGTAGCAACATTAGTTGCTAATTATTTAGCTGAGTTATTAGAGGCAGAATTTGACCCACAAACAGGTGAGTTTGGGGTGACTGTGGAAAAAGAAAAACCCAATTGGCTCCTACTATTGAAAGATTTACAGGAGAATTGGTCCTTGGTCATACGAAATGAAGGTTTCAAGAAGTTATCACATGTGTTGAGTTTATGCTTAGCACTAGGATTGTGTGATTCGGCAGATCTAGATTTTCGTATAGGAGGAATGAAAATGTTTTCCATAGGTGCATTTGCCAAACATGCATCTGCTGTAGATTTGATTGATGCAGCATTTGAAACCATCACATATTTTGCTGAAGGTGGATATGCATGTTTCGAACGTGGCTCGATTAAGCCATTATTATACGGCAATATGGAAAATGAAGAGTTTGAAGATGCGTATTCTAAATGTCTTCGTTGTCATGAGTATGCCAAATGCGGTAATCTTGAGAAATATGAGGATATGACGGAAAACGATTATGATGCTCTTCTGGCACATTGCATAGAGAAGGCGCAGATGTTAAAAGCGACCTGCAAAGGCGTTGTCGAAAAGAACATATTAAGCCGAAAGGTGGATGTATTACGACAATGGCAAGCGACATTTCGACAGACTCGAGTGCAAGGCGGATTGCGCGAAGCACCATATTCCATAGGAATTTTTGGAGGCACAGCTGTGGGTAAATCAACAATAGCAAATGTATTGATGGTAACCACATTATTGTATAACAATTATTGTGCTTCTGATGATAGGATTGTAACTTTGAATGAAGCAGACAAATATATGTCCAACTTCAGATCGTATACAAACGGTGTTTTAATTGATGATATCGGTAATACAAAAGCCGATTTTGTAGAACGTGCCCCTACATCATTGATGATTCAGTTAGTAAATAATGTACGAATGTACGCAAATATGGCTGAAGCAGATATGAAGGGTAAGGTATCGGTGGAACCTCGAGTTGTTATTGGTACTAAGAACGTAAAAGACACGTGTGCAACCGTTTATTCCAATGAACCTGCATCTATCACACGACGTGATCGTATAACTCTGACATGTAAAGTCAAGCGAGAATATGCGGTACACGATATGTTGAATGAAGACAAGGTTCGTGCAGCTTTTCCGCAAGGATCTCCACTTATACCCGATTTTTGGGATATAACTGTGGAAAAATCCTTTCCAGTGCCACATAGCGTAAAAGGGAAGGCTGCAACAGTTGGTTGGGAGGTTGTTGAGTATCATGGAAAACCTCTTAAGGATATAGGATTGCCCGAGCTGATTCGATGGATTGGTCAAGATTCGAAGAAATTTTACGCGAGTCAAAAAGAACTAGTCGCAAAAAACAGTAATCTGGATAAACAGATTCAGCTCTGTCCAGAATGTCGATTTCCTACACCAGATGTGTGTATTTGCACACAACAGACTCATACATATTTTCACAGGATGGATTCACGATGTGTAGCGGGGTATTGCACACGTTGTGAGGCACACCATAGAGAAGAAGAAGATATGCTTGATAACCAAATAGGTGAGAGAATTGTCGCCGCCGTATTTCCACGTATTAGAAAGTGGAAAAAGTGGTGGAGACCACGCATTTCATACTGGACTGATGAGATAGAAAGGAAATCAGTTGATGTTTTGATACAACGTTTAGACTGGTTGGAGAATTCTCGTTGGGTATGTTGGACAAATTGGATACCGCAGGAGTGGATAAATTTGGATTGGATGAAGAATATCATTTGGTTCACACGTGAGCAGGAATTGCGAGAGCGAATCCGTCGAGCATATATGAATCATTTGTTTATTTTGTCTTTCATTATCGCTTTAACAATATATGTACACTATTATTGCATTATATTGTGCGTGATTCCTATGGTGGGAATTGCTGGAGTGGTTGAATTCGAGAAGCGCCGAATGTATGATGAAATAGTGCAAGATAATGCAGCGATGCCCCGAGTGTTTAAACTGTATCGAGACAGACATGTCAAATGGATAACAGGCACTTGTGTTGTAATTGCCGCATTGTATGCAATAGCACAGATATACAAAGCTTTCAAAGTAACTCCAAAACCACAAGGTAACTTAGCTCCAAGGACAGTATCTGATATTGTTGAGCGAGATGAAGAGTCCAACCCATGGGCCGGCGTGAAAGTCAGTGAGATGCCTTGTTCAGAAAAATCCAAAACCACTACATCAAATCAGTTGGAAAAACTGGTTCGTGATAATTTGTGTCATATGGCTATAACATTGAAGGATAGTGGGAAAACGAGGCATTTTGAATGTGATGCGTTTTTTCCTAAATCTAATGTTGCCATAGTACCAAAACATATGTGGAAAGCAGATGATGTAAAGGCAAAATTTACACGCCATGATCCATCAAAGATTGGAGGCAATTTCGAATGTTATCTCTACCGTAAACATAGCACAGACATACCGGGGACGGATATTTCTGTAGTGTGGGTACCTAATGGCGGTGACTGGAAAGATTTAACTCCATATTTCCCTCTAGAACGCTTTGCAAATGTTCCAGCACGGTTGACATATAAGCAGAGAGATGGGACTTGTATAAGTTCCAAGTTGATGATGGAAGTGGGTCCAGTAGTAACATACGCAGCCGAATTTTTTGGAGCGAAGTACAACCTTACATTTGAAACATTTGAAGGATTATGCATTGCCCCATTGATTACTGAGACGCGCGGACCTTTAATTGGAGGATTCCATCTTGGAGGAAAGAACGGAGAAACCCGTGGGTGTAGCGGCCTTGTACTAAAAGGTGAATTTGACAATGCTTTTGAAAAGTTAAAGGCAACTCATGGTGTTGTGGTATCTAAAAGTTCAGGAACAATTCCTAAAGAGCTATATGATATTCAATTTTATGAGGGAGCTGATGTTCATCCTAAGAGTCCAATAAATTACTTACCAGAAGGCACGAATTGCAAGTATTATGGTCAGGTTATTGGACGTGCAACATATCATTCTACGGTAGAACCGACGGTAATTTCGCAATACGTGGAGGACGTATGTGGAATACCACAACAGTGGGCAGGACCAAAATTCAGAAAAGGCTGGCCTTGGCAGGCATCTTTGCAATATTCTGCAAAACCATCATGTGGTATTGAAGGATCTTTGCTGGATCGAGCAGCGGCCGATTATCTGGAAGGTTTATTGCAGGAAATGGATAGGATGCCAAAGTTGAAATTAGGTGTGAGACCATTGACAGAAATGGAGACGGTGTGTGGAATTGATGGATTAAGATTCATTGATAAAATGCCGCCTACTACGTCAGTTGGATATCCTTTATCCGGACCTAAATCTAATTTTTTAACACTATTGGACCCTACAGACCATCCATCCCATCAATGTCCAGCCGTTTTGGACCAACGTTTTTGGGATCATGCTTATGATATGGAGGAGCTATACTTGAAAGGTGAGAGAGCTTATCCAATATTTAAAGCATGTCTAAAAGATGAACCCACTAAGATGACGAAGGACAAGGTCAGAGTATTTCAGGGAGCACCTATAGCTTTACAACTATTAGTGCGAAAGTATTATCTCCCTGTAGCTCGTATATTGTCCATATTGCCTTTCACTTCAGAATGTGCAGTCGGTGTCAATGCACAGGGTCCCGAATGGGATCAATTGGCACGACACGTTATGCGTTTTGGCAAAGACCGCATACTTGCTGGAGATTACAGTAAGTATGATTTACGCATGCCAGCACAAGTGATGTTCGTATCATTTCGAATTATGATGGATATAGCGCGAGAGTGCGGATATACTGATCGAGATTTGAAAGTTATGGAAGGGATTGCCACAGATATATGCTATCCATTGATGGCATATAATGGCGATCTGATACAACATTATGGTTCTAATCCTTCTGGGCAGAATTTGACTGTGTATGTCAATTCCATTGTGAATGCGTTATTGTTTCGTTGTGCATATTATCATATCACACGAGAACGTGAGGATGTGCCTGAATTTCGTAAGGTATGTTCACTCATTACATATGGAGACGACGCCAAGAGCTCAGTTCATGAGGCATTCCCTGAATTTAATCACATATCAGTAGCACAGTTCTTGGAAGAGCATGATATGAAATTCACAATGCCAGATAAGGAATCAGAACCAACACCTTATATGAAAGATGAGGAGGCAGATCTGCTCAAACGAGCGAACGTATATTGCGAGGACACAGGTTTAATTATGGGGGCTTTGGATGAAGATTCAATCTTCAAGAGCCTACATGCTGTCCTTAAATCAAAAGCTCTTACCCGTGAGCAACAAGCCATGCAGAATATTGATGGAGCGTTGCGCGAATGGTTTTCGCATGGTAGAGAGGTTTACGAGAATAGACGTGAGCAGATGAAAATAGTTGCTGATCAGGCTGATATAACTCACGGATGTACTGTCATACATGAAACATATGAAGATAGATTACAGAAGTGGAATGAAAATTACGGTTAGTGAACTATGTCTTGGGCAGACGTTAAAATGCATCCCTCTGGGCGTATCCCATCACGTCTAATATAACCAAAAGAGGGTCCCTTGTATTGGATACCATGTGTGTTCAACTAGTCAGTCATAGAACACAACATAGGCTTGCAAGGGGAGGCACTTTCTTCGTAAAGTACCCTTATTTAAGGGAGTATTCGCCACACAAACGATTGACACGCGCGGTGCGGATTGAGTCTTCCGCACATGCGTTAAATATCGACTTGCTAATACTAATAATAATAATAATAACAACAACAGTAGCAATAAATTTAATGTTACTATAAACGAAGAAAACCTGGAGACGCAACATCAGAATTTGCGTTTCTCCGATCAGATCCCACAATGGGATTATACAGTGGACAGTCAGCCAGATGACACATTCAAGATTGCTGATACCGATGACGCTAGTTTGGATAATTTCTTTTCGCGGCCCGTGAAAATTAGATCATTTGCCTGGGGAACGGGAACACAATTGTACGAGTTTTTTAACCCTTGGCAGGCATTTTTCGAGAATCCTCGAGTGATAAATAGGATATCAAATTATAACTTGCTCAGGTGTAAATTGCATGTACGATTCGTGCTCAACGGTAACAGTTTTCATTATGGTCGTGCCATAGCATCATACCTCCCATTATACTCATTCGATGAGCTTACGGAGGATAGACCATTGATTATGGAGGATACCATTGAGGCAAGTCAGCGTCCACATATTTACATTGATCCAACAACAAGTCAGGGTGGAACATTAACATTACCGTTTTGTTATATGTACAATGCCCTTAATATTCCAGAGCAGGATTGGAGAGATATGGGACAGATGTCCGTGCGAGGTATACAGGAATTGAAACATGCTAACGGGGCTTCTGATCAAGTAATCATATCCGTGTTTGCTTGGGCCGAAGAGGTATCATTATCAATACCAACAGCAAACGAACCGGGAGCACTGGTTCCCCAAATGGCTGAGGTATTTGACCCACAGGTCAAAGATGAATATGGTACAGGTCCAATATCTCGTCCTGCGGGAGTGATAGCGAAAGCTGCAGGAGCATTGTCCAAATTCCCTGTGATAGGTGTTTATGCTAGAGCGACAGAGTTGGCAGCATCTGCCACATCGGGAATAGCATCAATGTTCGGTTATTCTAGACCAGTGGAATTGGCAAACATACAACCGTACAAACCAGTGTATTTAGGGAATATGGCTAACACCAATGTCCCAGATACATCACAGAAGTTGACACTGGACGCGAAACAGGAATTAACAATAGATCCCAGAGTAATGGGTTTAGGAGATGCTGATGAGATGACTATTCTTTCAATAGCACAAAGAGAATCATATCTTACATCATTTCCCTGGAATGTTTCTAGTCCAGCCGAGCAATTGTTGTGGAATTCACATGTTTCACCAGTATTGTGGGCAGAGACCACTGTGGGGGAAGAATTACATTTTCCCGCTTGTTGTTTTGCCACATTACCATTTCGAAGATGGAGAGGGTCGATGAAGTTTCGATTTCAAATTGTCGCCTCTGCATTCCACAAAGGACGACTCAAGATTGTATATGATCCATCATATCCGGTAACAAACGAGTACAATACGAATTACACATATATAGTTGATCTGGCAAAGGAGAGAGATTTTACTGTACAGATTGGATGGGGTAACCATGCAAGTATAGTGAATCATTTATATCCCGGGGCTGATCCACCGCCATATAGTACCGCGCAATTACCTCCACCAGGACAGAGATCGTGTAATGGCATAATATCCGTGTATGTAGTGAATGATTTAACCGTACCTAATTCTACTGCAAACAACGATATAGAGGTAAACGTATTCGTATCTGCAGGCGATGATTTTCAAGTATATGATCCTGACACGAATGCTATAGAAGATCTAGTATGGTTTCAGCCTCAAATTTCGGAGGTTTTCTCACCGCAAATGGGAGAACCAATGAGTCCTGATGCTGATTTAACAATACGTGAAGACGAACCAATGAAGCTGGAACCTTCACATGTTATGGCACCAGCTACGACAATGAGTGATCATACTGATGATGTGTATTATGGAGATCCCATAGTTTCATTCCGACAGTGTTTGAAACGATATAATTATCATTCGTCGATTTGTCCAGCAGGTCCATTAGGAACTTCTACATTTCTTAGTGTCATGAACAGTAATTTCCCGTACTATCGCGGATATGCACCGGGAGCAGTTCACAACACTATTATACCAGGCCCAGGTGCTAAATACAATTATTGTAAGATGACATTACTGAATTATATCACACCTGCATATACGTGTAGGAGAGGAGCACTGAGGTGGAAATATTTCAGAACCGAGGGTAACACCGAGGAGACGTCAATGATGACAGTAGCAAGAGAGTCAAATCCAGCATTTGGGTATAATCAATTGGAAACGCCCTTACTTGCAACAGATGCAGCATTGCAATCTGATAGAGTGCGTCAATATACTACATTGATGGATCATCTATGGGATGGTGGAACAGTAACAAGTACAAGACATAATCCCGTAATAGAAGCAGAAATACCATTCTACACTAATTTGAGATTTTTCCCTGCAAAACAGGCAGATATGACGTCGTCAGCAGGGGGATTTAGGCAGTATCACAATCTCACTACAGTATGGGAATCAGCACTATCTGATAAATCTGCTATTCACTGCTATTCTTCAATAGGGGAAGATTTTAATTTGGGTCTATACGTAGGCCCCCCTATAGCGTATCGAGTACCTAACGGGTTCGATCCACCCGGTGACTAAACCGGAAGGAAACACAATTCCTTGCACAAAATAATGTGGAGTTATAAGATTCTCCAGAACGTAAGAACCAAAATCTACGTGTCGGTGGCTGACACGGGGAAAGTAATCCTAAGCTATGCCGTATTTATTTTAATTGAAGATGAAATTTTTACCTAGCATAGCTGGGGTTTTTTGTAGTCACAATTTTATTAGCGTAGCTCTATAGCGTCAAACGACGCTATCTTCATGTATGTTTATTTTGCAGCATACATGACGCTGAG